GGCGACACCATCCTGATGGATGGCTACCTGATGAAGCTGCTCACTCGGACCAAGTGGCTCGAGATGAAGGGCTTTGACTCGTCAGGCGCAATGCGTGACTTCCAAGTGAACTACGAGAACCGCAAGGCTAACGACCAGGGCGCTCAGGTGCTCAACATGGCTCAGGGGCAGGCGTTCCCGTACTTGAACGTCGGCATTAATGCCCCGGACACAGGTTTTGGCGGAGTGACTTACTGATGCCTCTCGTCCCGCTGGCTTCGTGGAAGACCCCGCGCCGTGCGGCTCAAGCACGCAACCACCAGGTTGCGGCCTTGATGGCGCCCTCCAAGGGTCTGAACTACCGCGATCCGTTCGTCATGCTCGACGCGCAGGATGCGGTCGTGTTGAATAACTTCATTGCCAAACCAACGGGCGTGGAGCTGCGCGGCGGGTTTCAGAAGCATGTGACAGGGCTTGAGGGCAGCGTCAACACACTTATGCCTTACATGGCTCAAGACCCAACCGCCAACAAACTGTTTGCAGCGGTCACCAATCAATTCTTTGACGTCACGGCATCAGACAATGCACCAACGCCTGTCGAGGACGACAACGGCTCAGTAGATGGTCGCTGGAGCCACATTATGTTCTCGGCTCCGACCATGAACTTTTTGTGCGCAACGAGCCCCTCTGGCGGCTATTGGACGTATGACGCGACAGGGGGCTGGGTTGATCGCACTGCGGCGCTGACAGGTTTGAATGCGCCTGCCGGGTGCATTGCAGCATGGAAGAATCGTTTGTGGATTTGCGGAGAAGGCACAGCCAAGGTGTTTTACCTGCCCGTGAACTCAATTCAGGGCGCGGCCACTGAGCTCGATCTTGGGCCATTGCTCAAGCACGGCGGCTCGGTTGTGGCAGCGGTCAACTGGACGATGAACGCTGGTCTTGATATTGACGATTATCTGGTGTTTTTTGGTAGCCAGGGCGACGTCGTCATTTATCAAGGCACCGACCCTGATGATCCGTCTACCTTCGCATTGAAGGGCATCTGGTACATGGGACGCCCACCTGTGGGCAACCGCTTCTTTGTGCAGTACGGCGGCGAGCTCATGGTGCTGTCCGAGCTTGGCCTGTTGCCAATGTCAAAGATGGTTAATGGCCAAGTTGCAGACAGTTACAGCGTGATGTCTGCTCGCATCTCTCCTGCTTTGAGCCCGTTGCTTTCGCGCTTGATTGACAACGAGGGCTGGGAGGTTGATCTGCTTGAGAACAACGACCTGTTGATGATCAAGCCACCGCGTCAGTCCACTCAATATCAGCAGTATGTGATGTTCATTCAGACCGGCGCTTGGTCCACATTTTCAGACATGCCGCTGAACACTATCACGACCTACAACGGCCAGATGTACTTTGGTGATGAGAGTGGCAACGTCCAGCTCGGCTTGTCGGTCAAGCGCGACGGCATGGACATCGATGGTCTAGGCGGCATGTTTGTCACCGGACAGTCGCAGGGCGGATTCAACGCCTTTGGCTCACCGGCCAACCTCAAGCTGTTCACGATGGCGCGGCCAATCCTGATCGCAGGTGCAGCGCCATCAGTCCAAGCACAAATGAATGTCGAATACACGTTTAACCCAATTTATGCGTCTCCGAGCTTTGTCGACCGGCAGAGCGCCGAGTGGGATGAGGGCGTGTGGGATGAGGCGCAATGGGCGGGCTCGACAAACACCTACGCGGCGTGGGTGGGTTTGCAAAACATGGGCTACTACGGCTCGCTGCGAGTTTCGGTGAAAGGTGATCCTGGCACCGTGTTCGTATCTTCTAACGTGATGTATCAGCCAGGTGGGGTGATGTAAATGATGAATATGGCATCGAATATGACGATGGGCGGCGGTGCTCCGATGGAGCAGCAGCCACAAGCGCCGCAGTTTCAGCCGCAGCAATTTAACCCGCAGCAGATCATGCAGCGAGCTGGTGGCGCCGACATGGATCAGCGCAAGGCCTACCAAGCTGAACTCGTCAACCAATTGCGCGGTGGCACCTTTAAGGACGCGCAAGGCGTGTGGGGTAATGCTCTGAACAACTACGATCAGGCGCAGCAGCAAAAGGCGTTTGAGACACAACAGCAGCAAGCACAAATGCAACAGCAGATGTTGAATGCTCCAGAAAATAACGCGTGGTATTCAGGGGATGGCGGCTAATGCTGGTCGGAGCAATTACCCCTCAAGAGCGCAACACTGCGGCCGGCATCCTCCTCGAGAAGGCCGGCGTGCAACCTTGCGCAGACATGCAGGCGCTGGTGTGGCTGAACGAAGAGACGCAGCAAGTTGAGTGGGTGGTGGGATACACCGGATTTATCGGAAAAACTTGTCAGATGCATGTTGTGAATTTAGGTACGCGTAGAACACCTCGCAAGCTCGTATGGGCGGCGTTTGACTACCCGTTTAATCAGGTGGGTGTCGAAGCAGTGCTTGGAATCGTGAACAGCAATAACGATTCTGCGATCCGCTTCGACAAGCACTTGGGATTCAAGGAAGTGATGAGGCTTGATGGTTTGCATGATGGCGGCGGCGACATCGTGATCTTTCGTATGAATCGCGATGAGTGCCGCTGGATCAAGGAGATAGAGCATGAAGAACGAATGGTCGCGTAGAGAGCTATACGCGCACGGCGAACCCTTTGGGGAGTGCGCAACCCGTCGCAAGCTTGGCGGTGGATATGTCTGCGGTGGTGGCGGAAAAGGCTCGGCACCCGCTGCGCCTGACTACACCGCGGCGGCACAAGCTCAGGGTGAGTCGTCCAAGGAAGTGACCAACGCCCAGACTTGGGCGAACCGTCCCAACCAGAACACGCCATTTGGCTCTGTCAACTGGCAAGCTGGGGCAACTCTTGATCCCGCTACTGGCCAGCCTGTCACCAATTGGACGCAGAACTACAACCTGACGCCAGAGGCGCAACGAGCACTTGATTCGCAGATGGCCGTGCAGCAGGGTCGCAGCGACTTAGCGCAAAGCTTCATGGGTCGCGTCAGAGATGAGTATTCGCAGCCGTTTAACTGGGGTGGTTTACCTGAGCGTGGCGGCAATGTGCAGGGCTCTCAGTTCCAAAGGCTAGACGGTGCAGCTCCTCGTTTGCAAACAAGCGTGCAGACGCAGGGCGTGCAGAACCGCGTCAACTTCGATGACAACCCAGCGCTGCAGGGTGCAAACCCGCAAGAGCGCCAGCGCATCGAGAACGCGCTCTTTGACCGCATGGCGCCTATTCACCAGCGCCAGCAATCATCACTTGACGCCAAACTCGCTAATCAGGGCATCACGATGGGCTCTGAGGCTTACAACCGCGAGATGCAGCGCGTGGGTGATCAGCAATCCCGCGAGCGCTTCAACGCTCTCGAGATGGGCGGCTCAGAGATGGCTCGCATGAACCAGATGGCGCTGGCTAACCGTCAGCAGATGACGCAAGAAGACTTGGCCGCGGCCAACCTTTACAACCAAGCAAACAACCAAGCCTTTACTCAGTCGCTGCAGGCTGGTCAGTTTGGCAACACCGCCATGCAGAACCAGCAAGGGCTGGATCAAAACCGAGCTGGGTTTAACAACCAAGTCGGCCAGAACCAGTTTGCACAGCAGATGCAACAGTCTCAGTACCAGAATCAGCTGCGCAATGCTGCTCTGGCTGAAGAGATGCAGCGCCGCAGCATGTCTCTAAACGAGATGAACGCGCTCTTGACTGGTCAGCAAGTGGGCATGCAGCAGATGCCTCAGTTCAATGCGTCGGCGGCTGCACAGCCTGTTCAGTACAACCAAGCAGCACAAAACCAGTACCAGGGCGCTCTTGACGCGTTTAACGCTCAGAACCAGAGCGCCAACAGCTTCACAAGCGGTCTGTTTGGTCTTGGTGGCTCGTTGGGCTCTGCGGCAATGTTCTCGTTCTCCGACTCGCGCCTGAAGAAGATCATCAAGCGCGTTGGCGAGATCAAGGGCGTGCCGCTCTATTTGTTCAAGTACTTGGGCAGCGAGACAGAGCACATTGGTCCGATCGCGCAGCAAGTGCAGAAAGCATTTCCAGAGATGGTCAAGCGCCACACAAACGGCTACTTGATGGTCAATTACTCAGCTTTTATGGAGGCATAAGCCATGTCTAACGGTGTTCCTATGAATCAGTACCTCACGCCCGAGCAGGCCGCAACGATGGCCGGGATTGAAGACCCTTCAATGCGCATGAATACGATGGCTGGCATGCAGACTTTTGCAAATCAGCTGCCAGCGATGAACCGCATCAAAGAGCGCGACAACGGCCGCGTGGTTGGTCGCACTTCCATGATGGAAGGCTTGGGCCAGATGGGCTCACAGCTGGCTGGCGCTGCGATGCAAAAGAACATGATGGAAAAGTATGGCGCAATCATGGACAAGAACAACCAAGGTCGCATGGATACAGCGCGATTGATTGCCGAGGCTTTGCGTAGAGCGCCGGCAGGCGGACAGCCTGGTGGTGCTCAAGCTTTCCCTGTTCCTGATGTTGAATAAGCATGTCTGAT